TCTTTTATCGTTCCCAGATTACGCCATTATCTGCGTAGCCTACGTAATTTATACCGTCGATTGGCTTGATGCCACGACCTTCGAGCGAAAGGTTACCATCCTTATCTGTCCATACGTCCAACATATCAGCAACCTCTTCCCAAGACTGTTCCTTAAGTTCTTCGGCATATACATCTTTAATAAGTTGTTTGATTTCTCTTTCAAGCGGTGTCATGAGTGCGTCCCTTCTTTCTGCGATAAGTGTTTCCAATTCAATTAAATCTGAGCCCGTAGCGTGGTTTCTGATAAAACTACGAGCTGATGAACGTTTAGAGAGATAGTTTCTATGCTCTCTATTTTTTTTATTCCACTTTTTAGTGGCCTTTTGTTGTGCGTCCATTATCTATTCCTTTATCTGTTGACATAATATAAAAAATCGTATGTTTCAAGCCATTTTTCAATCGTTCCGCTTTCTGCCAAGCCGTAAAAAACTTTAACAACCTCTTCGTCTTTGTTTAGCTTGAAAAACTCAATGCGATCTTGGTTGTTTGCATTGCCAAGGGCAGCAATTACATTAGCTGCTGTCTTGTCGAGAGGGTATTCTCTCAAAACGTTAAAAGCATATTCCTGCAACTCTTGAAGTTGTTCTTTGTATGTGTTCATTTTATTTTACCTTGAGAACTCTTTTTTGTTCTCCCTTTCCTTATCTTCATTTACATTATAGTACATATACTATATATTGTCAATGCTTTTGATAAAGAAATTCAGTTTTTTTGCAAAATAAAAAAACCACCCATAAAGCGGGTGGCGTCTACCTATGAAGGCTATTCTCAAAACCAATATTATCATAACACAAAAAAAGCCTCAGCACAATGCTGAGGCTTCGACCACTACTGCCATGGTATCCCTACTGCAGTGTGAGGGGAGGTGATATACTCCTTTTTTTTATTTTTTAGTTTTCGTGGTCTATTGGTAGTAGTTTACCAAATCATCTTTATTCCAGCAAGAGAGCCATACTGTACCGAATTGCCCAAACTCGAATTGTCTGTAATAATAACCGCCGTAGTATCCACCGTTGCCAGTGTCTACAATGTTGGTTTCATCACCAGAGAATGAAAAGTACATTCCAGCTTTAAAATCTTGGTCAGCTCCGTCTGGAAGGTCGTTACCGTCCTTATCTACCCAGTTAACCATTGAAACCGGGATTCCGTTTTCTCATTACTACCCACTATTCCTAGTGGGATTAGACTATATCTTACTTTAGATATTTTCTGTCATACTTAAAGGAATTTCAGAAATAGTAATTTTAGTTTTTCCGTATTTTTCTAAAGAACAAGTTTGGGAACAAAAAACCGATTTACCGTTTTTGATTTTATATCTTTGTTTTTTAGAAACTTCAAATACTGTATGACAATTGGCACAAACGCCACGTTTGGTTTTACTCATCTTATGACACCATCTTTCTAAAGTCTAAGTGCTTCCACTCACGTACAAATAGTGAGTGTACTCCTCAAAAGGATAGTCGTTACACCTTTCTGATACTATTATACCAGACTTGGCACGGTATTGCCCGTTCTGGGTGTCCACCGTTAGCCATGCTTTTGCATGACACCGCTTTGTTTGCGTTCACTTAGTTTATACTGAGCCGAAAATTAGTTAACCCAGTCGAACCCAATTGGACATAGATAATCACATTTAATCTGATAAATACCATTAACATATTTGACTTCATTAGCTTCATAGTAAGCCTTTTGTTGTGGTGCTACTGCTGTATTTGCTTGGTTATTCGTCTGTGGTGCTGAATCAGAATAACGCCAAACCTCGATATAGGAAGGCTTGTTCGCTGCATCGTAGTCATTCCACGGGTAAGTATTGATAGCTTGGCCTACTGCTCCTTGAGTTGAATAATCACAACTAATAAAGTTTACGCTATCCATCATGACACCAACGTGCCCTCCAGCTCCGCCAGATGTGGACATATCAGCACCCCAAGACATCAAGATGATGTCTCCTGTCAAAGCGTCCCAATCTTGATTAATACTTACTCGATAGAATCCATTTTTGGCAAGTTGTTGACCTAGTGTAACAGTAGATGGTAGACCTTGAATACCGATACCAGCTTCTTTTAAGGCTTGTGATATGGAACCAGAACAGTCAGCAGTACCGTCTGCTCCGTTGCGTGACCCATACATTGAATAGGTCAATTTACCTCTATGGTTAACAAACCAATTTACAATAGATTGTTGTACGCTCATACTATTTTCCTTCCTTTTCGTCTAGTGGTTGTTCATAGCTCAATGCTCGTTCGCTGTCTGCAATCCCCTTAGTGGTTGGGTCGGTAACGATTCCGAGGATAACCAAAATTGCAATGAATGTATTTACAGCGTCTTGGATATTGTGTGGAATTTCAAGCCCTAATTGTTGCAACATAAGGAATACTGCTGAGATAAGAGCTACTAGTGTAGTTTTATTTTGCAAACGTAATTTAAAATTAATCATTTTATTATTATCCTCTCAAGTTTCGATCTAACTTCTTCAATGTTTCCTTTTAGCTCAACAACGTTCTCATTAAGATGGTCCATACGTTGGACGAGAGCTAGAATCATTTTTTGTTCTTCTTGATGTTTGTCAAGACGATCATTATGGTTTTTAATAATTTTCTCGATTTCATGGTCGACGACCTCTAATTTAGTGATTCGATGTTCTAAACGAGAGGCGCGTGACTGGCTTGAAAAATAAAAACTCGCACTTGAAATAGAGACAGGAAGAACAACAGTGATAAGCCAGTTCATCAAATCTGGCTCGTTTTGTGGTCCCATAACACATCCCTCCTATGCTATTCTTGTGTAAGTTTTGCCAATAGCTCCTCGTCATTAACCATATCTGCGATTAGTTCTTTCACTTTTGGTTTTAATACTTTAGGAACTCGTTTAAATGGGTAGCTCCCATCAACAATGTTAATAGCAAATAATTTAACAATCATATCTTTTTCTCTTTCTATTTCTTTTTTAATCTTCTTCAACGTCAACACTAGACAATTCAGCCAAGTCTTCATCCTTTAGCATCCCTTTTTCATAAAATTTATTAATGATATTCATCAGCGTTACTTGTGCTATCTTCGATTGCTCTTGCTGTTTCGTCATTTGCGCTTCCATCTTAGCGATGGTTTCAGCGGCTTTTTCGTTTAAAACGTTGTATTTTTTGATCTTTTCGTCAAGTTCTTTAAACTTCTCTGTTTCAGCACGCTGTGGGAAATTTTCCTGATAGATAACCTCTAGTGCTTCATTCAACAATTCAGTATTTGACAAGTCGATTTTTTCTACTGGCAAAAAGACGGGTACGTAAGCTCCATCTCTGTTTTTCAAAACTACTTTTGTAGCGTGTGCCGCTCCGCTAGCGTCATATTCTTTTGACTTAGAATCATATTCAAATTTCATAATTTTTCCTTTCTTTTTATAGCATTATTGTGAGTTGACCTTTATAAGCTATGTCTTTTTGGGTTACCAAAGCAAAAAAAGTGCTATCACCCTCATCAACTTGGACGTGAGCATCTTTAGTACCATCTATAGCCCACCCATAAATCATAAACATATAACTTTGTTGAGCTAAAAATACTTCTTTCGGCAATCTAGCTATGAACATAGGGTTGCCAGTTCCAATAAAATTAAATTTAACAGTCAACACATCACCGACACGTTTATAGTAACTACCTTCAACTCCTGCATATTGCCAACCAGTGTTAATGAGGTTAGTATTATCATTCCTAGCAAATTCTTTCCACGGTTCCCAATCATCAACTATTTTAGACCATCGGTGATGCCTGAAGAATAACCTGCCATCATTGCTCCAGAACGTCTGAATGGCTTCTTTATAGCCACCATCATTCTTTCCATGGTGGCTGTAATGAAATAAGTGGCCCCAATTTCCAACAGGGTTTCCGGGAGCTGATGGATCAAGATAGTATTGGCCAGGTTCATCTAAGTTGTTTGCATTGTCAACTTCCCATTTCGGAGCGCCGTTATTACTGGTTAGCTGATATTGCTGAATCTGACTGTTGTTAGCGTAGATGTCACCAGCCACGTCAAGAGCACCACGCTCTCGGTACTTACCAATCCCAACGCCTTGACGATCATATGTCATAATAACTTCATCTGTTGGAACAGTGACTTGGAATGAAGCGCTTGTAAACTCATCTTCTAATTTACCTGTAACTATATATGATGTATCTGCAGGATAACGATTACCAAGGTTTGCATCAGATCCGTTAAATTCAGAAACCTGTGACCAACTTCCACCAGCTTGGCCATTATCTAGAACCTCAGTATCAGAACCGAATTTTCGTGTGGTGAAAGTCAGCTTCATGGTGTTTTTCTGCACGCCGTTAACTGTAAGTGGTGCTATTTTAGCGAATCTCTTAATAGTTAGGATACCTAACTTCTTATCACTTCTCTTAACCTCGAATCTTAGTGCTGGGCTAAAATAGAATAGAAACATTAGTTTCGTCTCTACCCAATCAGACCATATCCCACGAGAATCTAGAACCCTTCCTCTTAAGGTCATTTCAGTGTCTTTGTTAACAGACACCTCACGCAACACTCCGCCATTCTCAGTAACAGAATTGTTAGCGCCAACAATTTCAGCATAGTAACCAGCTATGGTAGCCCCGCTCTTGGCTTGAGCTCCATTAAATGTAACTTTGACAAGCGACATGATGGAAACAAAATGCGTTGATTCTGGGATTACTCTTTGAGATACTGGATTAGCATCTGTCAACGTGAAACCAGTTAACGACGGCTTCATGTTATTTGTGATAACACTTGCCGTGAACGTTGTCGACTGTGTTTGAATGAAATTTCCATTAATATAAGTATCTACATATATAGTACCCTGTCCACTTGTTGAATTTGGTATATCGTTAGCGAAATCTTCTGGGATTGTCCATTTATACGACGTTCCAACATTGTCGGCAATTTTACCTTGTTTGTTGTACCAAGAATAGCGTAGTGTATGTGTAGCGCTACCTACTTTTTTATCGATAGAGATGTCTACTTGATTGCCAATGAACCCATCAGACACTCTCACCGAGCTTCCCCTTGGGATAGTTGTCAGTGTTATTTGCTGATTACCAATATCTAGATTCACAGGACTCCAACCACCCGACCCATTAAAGTGAGCGCGTACACTGAAGACACCAGACCCATCATCAGCATGTCTAACAGTAATTGTTTGATCTATTAATTCGACTGTTTGATACCAACTTAGAACGCTAGGTGAACCAGACCAATTCAATCGTTGACCGTTAAATTCGACATAAGCACTACATTGATATTGAGCAAACGTAGTTGTCGTATTTAGTAACGCTAATCGCAATCTAACTTGACTTGTATTGTTTTGGATATCTTGACCAACCTGGTCGACCCAAAGACGGATACGATATCCACGGTCGTTATTACTCCAAAATTCAGCCATTATGCACCTCCTACTCTATGACCCCGAAAAGCTTTGTGTGGTAATAAATCTTGTTCCTCTCGATATCGTCCGATTTGGATAGTTTTAGAGAAAATACCGTTTTCGATATGGATGACACCTTTTGAAATGTACATTACCTCGTTCCCAGCTGAGAACATTGAGATACGCCCGTTTGGATTGAACATGATAGAGCTTGATTCATCTTTTTTACCAATAACAAGACCTTCATTTGATGCTGCCATGTAGCTATCGATAAAATTCCAACGTTCTGACATATCATTTAAGTCGTTTTCTAGTTTAGTTACACGAGCACTTGCATCAGCTAAATCTTTTTCAGCTTGTGCACGATTGGCATTGTTTGCGTTAACAAAATTTTGATAGGCTTCCACCCACTGATTGAGTGTATCAAGTGATGCTTTAGCGTTTAATTCAGCTTTAATAATAGAGTTCGTTTCGTTCAGTCTGTTGAGTTGTGCTTGTGTTAGGACATCATCGGCTTTGGTGTCTATTTCCTCTTCCAAATCTTTCGACGACGCTTGCCACGCTCGGTCAGTGGTTCCCTCATAGCAGTCTAGTTCTGCAAAAAATAGCGTAGAAGTTTTACCGTCAGTAGTGCCATTGTTATTAATACGAATGAACCCTTCGTCGCAATCTCCAGAGTTAAATGTTAGATGCCATTTAACCGTCTGTGTGGTTGATGGTGAACCTGTATGTGTTTTTAAATGGATCACTTTAGTCGATTCCTTGTCAGTTTCATTCGCCTTCCTGCCAAGAAAATAGATATCAACGCTCTTGAGGTTTCCGGTTGCAAATATCTGAATATTTAGAGAATAATCAGTGTTGCGTTTGACTGGAAAACGTTTTGTTGATGCAGGAACCACACCATTGGTGTTATTGTCTAATCTAAAAAGGGGTTTTGTTCCGTTATAGTAAAATCCATGTGTAGCTATATGAAGATTGTTATTAGGTGTACTTTCGTCCCAAAAACCCCATCCGTCAATATCTTCTGGGAATGCTGAATTAACAATTAGATTCTCTCCACCATTTGCTCCATCCTTCCCGTCGTTTCCTCGTATCAGACTCCAAGTGTAATCTCGAGGATTAGGACTATCTACTTGTGTAAAGTCTGTGTAGTGTCCGATGAAACTTGGATAGTCAGCAGTTGTGGCTTCGCTAGCTGATGGCATGTATGGAGTGGCGGTTTCGCCTGGTTCTTGTTTTGGTTTTCTAATCCTTAGCGTGAAACTACCTTCACTCGGACCAGTAAATTTAGTCATAAAGATTGCTTCTGTGTTGATAGCGGGGTCTTCATACGGAGGTATCGTTGACGTTTGTGTTATTTTTATCCATTGGTTCAGCATTTTACTAGGGTCTTTAGGTAATTCAATAAAACAAATACGCTTCCATGAGTATAATCCTCCGCCATGAGTGTATCGCTGACCAATCCAAAACTCGTCAAGATGTGTTCCAGCAGGGAGATTCCAACTTGTGAACATAACGTCCATACTCATTGTGTACTTATCGCCGGGTTTATAATCTCTAGGTTTAATAGAGAAACCATCCCACATGTCTCTAACAACCCATGTATTAGTTCCCGTCATTGTAACTTCTCCGTAGCCATTTTCTACTTTGTCGAAGTTTTTAAAGAACCCATCTTTGGTTTTAGCTGAACTATTAACTAACAGATTCAAATTTGGATAAACAGTACTAAACCTATCAGTGCCGTCTGCGCTGTAAGACCATGCTGTGTGAAAATATGTAGTCTTCCCATCATCGCCCTTAGGTCCTTGTTTACCATCTGATACATTTACAAAAGTAACTTCTTCTGAAGCTACTTCTTTGTTATCTACCCACGCTGAGATAGTAAGCGTGGTTGGTTGGTTAATCTCTGATGCTACCATATCGTAAGTCATACCTACGTATTTAATAGTTCCGTCAATCACAAATCGATAAGTTGCATCAACAATTTTATCGCCTTGTTTCAAAATTGGTTTAACAGTAGAACGACCAATACCGTTCTTAAATACTGTACCGTTTGTGGTCCTTATCTCTACATGATATGGCAACGATTTAGAAACAATCTCATCAATCCGTTGTTGTAATTCGCTAGACGGTTTATTATCCAACTTTCTGAAATTAGTAAAAACTACTGAATTGTTTGTAGGATTGTCAAAGCTGATAATCATTTCAGATACACGCGCTTCGAGGGCTAAACCACCTCTAAAATTATTGTCAACAATTTTGATGGTATCACCCAGATTGATATCCTTGTAGTTTTCAATGAAACTAGATTGAACGCTGACAGTATATGTCATTAGAGGATAAGCATACTGCTTGATTGTGCGTAAGGCATAAGCTTTGAGGGAATCAACATCACTGTATTCTGTCTGAAAATCCCTACGTGTCCATCTATCTGGTTCGTTAGCACCGCCCAATGCAGATGGATATTTATCTGCTGACAGTGGTGCGTAAACCATCGGACTGTCTTTAAAAGAATAAAACTCTACTTGTCCTAACTCATTCTTTTCCTCAAACACAACGCTTCCTAGCGTTAGTCCGTCTTTTCCAACGAAATATCCAGCGTTAAAGAGTTGAGTCTTATCGCTAGTAACTTGAACGCCTTTCAATCCGCTTTGGTAGTAGAGAACAACATCTCCTCTTGCCTTACCTATACCGTGATGGTTTTCATCTGCTTCTTGGTAGATGTCGATGATGAAACGTTTCATAGTTCCGTCTCGGTTTAATTCGGTACGGAAAATAAATTCTGCATCAAATTGATTCATCAAGCTATGAAGTTGCTCTAGTTTAGTTCCACTTTGAGATTCAAAAGTAAGCGTTCTTGTTCTATCAGAAATTTCATTGACACCTATTTCTAATCCTGCAAATCCCAATAAGTCAAGGTTTTGAAGATACCACTCAAGTGTTTTAGGACCATCAACACTGGCTAACGGACGAGAGATTTCTGCTGCTAGTTCCAAGTTAGTATTGTTACAAGTCACTTGAAAACTAAAATCATTTTCAACGAGTTGAGAAACATAGAAAACGTGGTATGAATTGTCATAATAGAATGACACGTACATTTGGTCATTGATGTATTTGATATCATCGTGAAGTTTTCCATTTACAATTTTAGGAATCACAAAATCGAAAGTGCTGGTTGAGTATTCAAGGTATGGATGCCATTGACTATTAGAGTACGGCAACATTCCGGGAATGTTGTTATTCAAAGCACACACTTTACGCATACTTTTATCATGAATCCAAATTTGCATTAGACGAAGCGCTCCTTCCATGAAATTTCAATCGTTGGGTCTTTGCTTATCCAAGAATTGGTATAGATGTCAATCTCTGTTTCACCAGTACCGATACCGAAAGGCTCTGACAGATAAGTTAATTCATTAGATGCTGGCAAGTTATCGATAAGGGTTTTACCTTTTGACATATCTACTTCAAGGATAGAACCTGCATGAAAACGATTAGGAATATCTTCTTCTTTATAAACGTTGTCTTTTCGATAAATGAAATCATCTAAATACATGTGTGTAACAAGTGGTGCGTTGCCGACCTTACCAAAAATGACATGGATTTTGTCTGATTTTTTACCCTTTATTTCAGGGATAGAATATCTTGGGTATGAACCCCACCAGTAGTACTGAACGACATCATCAAACCGCATAATATCTGACCATCCCCTAGGTTCATTAAATGGGTTGTGCTGCTCGATGTGCGTCCCTAAAAAATTCTTCCTGTCGACAATACGGAAACCTCCCTTGCCGTCACCAGCTAGAAAATTATATTCACAGCCTAAACCATTGTAACGTTTAAAAGTTTCAACACCATACAAGAAAGTGCCGCTTGCATCTGTTACACAGATTTTTAAGTATCCCATTTGGTTTGCAGAGCCGAGCCAAAAAATTTGTCTCCACCAAAAGTATTCATATAGCGCACCTTTTTCACCATTAGAGTCTCTTGGGATGTCAAATGTAACTGATGCTATCTGACCACTCTGTAATGCAATGTGAGGACGACCCCAAGCATTATTGATATAAAGAGTTCCGTTTGGCTTGGTGTCGTTGACATCGTTTGATATACCAACATTTTTCAACCCTTGAGCCAATCCATTAGGGATTCTGTGCTCTCCGTTTGATGAAGCGTAATCAAACAGTACCTCTGACTTTTTAACCGTTTGGTTATCCCATTCTTTAGGATTACCAACCTCGTAGCTTTCAGTAGCAGATTTCACAATCCCAACCCAGCCATTATCTGAATTAAATTTTAACTTAATATCTGGGTATGTTTCAGCCGTACCAAAGTTCTTTAAAGTTGCCTTGTAATGCCCAGTCGATACCTTTTTAATACTGCCGAACTTGGTTTCGCCATCGCTACTTACCAAGGCTTCGGCTTTGTTTTCGCTGTAACTTTTGGGAACATCAAATGTAACCGTTACTGTTGCGGTAATCGGTGAGGTGTTCTTATCAACTGCTAACGATGCTTGACCAGACGGGATAGCTTCCCAAACCTTATTAGGTTCATCTCCGAAAATCAATGGTTTCGGTTTATCTACATTCAGATAGCCACCAAGCGTTTCAGCTACGCTATTAAAGTAATCGTAGTTACCAACTAGAATAAACGATACTTGAATCTGTTTAACTGATAAGGTGTTATATAGGAATTGCTGACCATAACGCCTGTGCCCTTGGTCTTGATAGTTGTTGTTGAAATTTGATGCCACGTTTTTGGTGACATCCACTGGAACGGCACGTCCTTGACCTTCATTGAATAATTCGGTTAAGTTCTTGCCGTCATAAGTTACTGACATTCCTATCAAATAATTTGACCTCCTAACAGCGCTTGCCTGCGCTCATATTCGTTTGTGGCTTTTGTAATAAATGGTGCTAGACCGTTTGATACGCTTCTTCCATCAATGATATTTTGGATCTCAATTGGCTTAGAGCCATTAGTTACCAATTGACTAAGCAAACCAATCATAACGTCTAGCTTGTCTTCTAGTACAGAAACACGCTCATGGTTTGGCGTGCTGTCGTGATTGCCTTGTGGGGCATCTCCAGCAAAGCGTGCTACTGCTTCGGAAAGTAATTGCCACGCTCTGCCACGCTTGGCAATATCAGTTGGAATAACGTATTCTGGCATATCGCCTTCGGCTAGCTCATAAACACCGTTTTTGCGTACTAAACCACCATTAGCATAACCATAAGCGGCCACACGGTTAAAGGCTGCGTCTGACGTTCCATAGCGATGCTTGATGTAGTTGATTGCAGCGAGCAGGTTGTCGTAACCATTTCGGATATTATTGTGACCAGCATGCTTGTATGCTTCGAACGTTGGTCCGATGGTTTGCATCAAACCAATAGATGGATGACCTGCCATAGCGTTACTGTCCCAGTTGTTTTGAGCGTTAGGATTACCGTTTGATTCACGTTTGATAGTAGCTAAGATTTTAGATACACGGAAATTGGTAGCTTCAATGCCGTTGGCTTCCAACGCTTTAACTACTGAATCCCTCCATCGAGCTACACCAGTACCTTGAGGACCATCTTCGCCGCCCCAAGCTGGGCCGAGCAATGGACCGAGCGTTTTCTTAATCCAGTCAAACATTCCGCCAACTTGACGTTTAATCAAGGTTTGCAGTGGATTGTTTCTGTCCTTAAGTGCTTTTCCGTCATCACCGCTTCCACTGTCACGTACCCCAAAATCGAGGAATGTAGCAGCGTTCTTAACATGACGTCCAGCATATTGATGGTACTGACCGTTACCGCCATAGTTATATTCTTCACCGTCATACGTATCGCCATGAACAGCTGTTACAAAGTCAACGTGGTTACTTGAAATCGGTCCACCAGTATAGACCGCTACCGAGCCTGGTTTTGGTCTACTTAAGTGTGGTACTCTAGCATTTACCCATTGTCTACCGTCGCCTAGATGGCTGAACAGACTAGAGTTAACACCAAGATTAGCCAAACGACTTGCCACGAATGACACACATTCACGGAAATAGTAACCCCACGGGTCAGCACCAGCATCTTTAGCTCTATCTTTGAAGCGGTAGTCATCACCTTTAGCGCCCATGGCCGCTGTGCCTTCATCCATTGAAGCATTAGCCATTGACCAGAGTTCTTTCCACCAATTTTTAGCTTCTCCGACAGGTTTCTTATACAGCGCATTTCCGAGCGGGGTAAACATAGCCCCCAATTTATCAGCATTAGGGCTGAATTTCTTAGCCATTGTTCCAACTGGGTCTTTGATAACGTCGCGGACAAAATCAATCATTTTTTTGAATTTGTCAACGCCGTTTTTCATACCATCCCAAACTGATCCGGCAACATTGGTAGCTGTATTCCAGATTTTAGACCAAAAACCAGTTCCTTTTGCATAAGCCCCACGTTCAACGCCCATAAGCATAGCTAACTCGCTAGCATTAAGCACTTCTGAACCAGCTGGTAACAACATTTGAGCATTTCTGCCTTGTGGTAAGACTGCCTTACCATTTGGCAAAATAACCATTTCCTGATTATTAGTTTCTGGGCTGTCGTTTCCATCATTAAGAGTAGCAAGTGTAGGTCTTGTGATTGGGTTTCTGTATGAGCTGAATAGACCAGTACCATCGGCAAACTTAACTTTAGGGATTTTACCGATTGCGTTCTTCGGACCACCGAAGTCGTGGATTAAGCCGTTGATGCCGTCGATACCATCGTTCGGAATTTTGATGACCGCATTAATACCATCGCCAGCTAGACGTTTCAAACCATCCCACATGTCACTGAAACCATTGCGAATGCCATTCCAAATTTCTTGGAATTTACTTCCGATAGCGTCTAGATTACTGAAGAGTAAACCTTTTAAATCCTTGCCGAATTTTTTCTTAGTGTCAGCATTCATGTCGTCCCAGCGATCAGATAGGAAATCTTTTGATTTGTTCCAAGTCTTAGACCATCTGTCGTGGATTTCATCGTGTTTCTCTCTGATAGTCTTAGCTAGCTTCTCTGTACTTTCTTTAGTATTGTCTTTAATGCCGTCCCAAGTTTTCGAAACTTTTTCTTTGGTCTTATCCCAATGTTTATCCCAGTCTTTTATTATCTCTTTAGTTTTTTTAGAAATGCCGTCTTTAAGGTCGCCGACAAAGCCAACAATGCCTTTAACGAATTTGCGGAATTTTGCACTTTCTTTGTACATTAAGGCAAAGCCTAAGACAACTGGATTAGCAAAGATTAGGATTTTACCGATAGTTGTCATGACGTTCTTAATAGTCTTTCCGACATTTATAAAGAAATCGCCGACTTTCTTAGCGCCGTTTTTGACACTTTTGACAACATTGTCTATTCCATCTGAAATTGACTTCTTGAAGCTCTTCCAGCCTTTAGACATACCGTCAAATTTATCTTTGAGCCACTTGATAGCTCCACCGATGCCGTCTTTCACAACTTTAGCTATGCCGTCACAGAAATCACGGAACTTCTTATTGTGTTTATACAACATCACGAAGCCAGCAACTAAAGCGGTAATACCTGCAATCGCCAAAACAAATGGATTGGTAGCAAAAACGCCAACTTTGGAAAGTGCATTCATAGCCATTTGACTTTCACGGACTTTATCAATTCCACTTTTTAATTTTAAAATTCCGCCAACCACTGCACCGACACCACTAGCTACTTTAGAGGCAGCAAAGTAAGCCACGAACAGTTTACCGACTGTTTTAATAGCCTCTTTATGCTTAGCGATTTCACCTAAAGCGCCCGAAACACCCTTGATGGGTTCTTTTGATTTCTTGCTGTTGCCAGTTAATGTTTTGAATGCTCCAGCAATGCCTTCGACAATGCCTTTAGTAGCTTCCCAGACACCTTCGCCAAAAGCTTTGCCAATTTCTATGATGTAACCCAAACCTTTTTTGAGTTCGGTAAAGAAGCTAGCGATTTTAGGAGCATTTTGAGCAATTTTATCACTCGTTTTATCAACCCATTCAATCATCTTGTCCATGAATGAATTGAGCTTATCTGTGCCATCGCCCATATTAAAGACTTTTGCGAAAGCGTTGGAGATATTTTCCAAGCCTTTAGCACTGTGTTCACCAAGTGTTTTAAACTTGTCTTCCGTGCTCTTGTCAGCTACCCATTCACTAACCTTACCTAAAAATGGGTTTTTCATTTTATCAATTGGGTCGCGGAAAGCTGCGATAATCGCTGGCATACGACTATTGAGGGTACGCTCCATACCGCCGATAGTGCCTGCGAAGTTCTCGGTTGCTTCTTTGTATTTGTCTTTCGTTCGAAGCAGAGCCTCGATAGCCATATCTGACGTAATCTTGCCTTCGCTTTGCAGTTTGGCAAACTGTTCAGTTGTCATGTTCGCAATACCAAGCTGTTCAGCTGCAACGTCTTTAATAGCTTGCTTCATTTCTGGGAAGACGTTGATAATTGACAACATGTCTTGACCTGAAACCTTGCCGTTCGCAATCATTTGTGACCATTGCACACTAAAGTTTTCAACTGCTGCATCGGTTTGCCCAAAAGCGTCTTGCAAAGTCAAGATAGCTTGTGTTTGCTGTTTAGTTAAGTCGATGTTGTGAGTGACTGCATAAAATTTTTGGTTCATACGATCAACCATTTCGGTTGAGTTAGCCGCTGCTTGTGCCATTTGGTTGGTCATATCGACCATCTTCTTACCTTCTTCAGCATTACCCGTTAAAGTCAACCAAGTGGCATTCATGGTTTGCTGGTATTTAACGTATTCGGAACTGGATTGGGCAATTTCGTCAAATTTACCCTTGATAGCTCCCAACGCATTTTGGAAACCGTTGCTGATAAGATTAGCTGTAAACGCAGCCCCAAAGATACCTTTTAAACGTGAGGTCTTTTGTTCAGTATCGTCGACTTCATTCCCCAAACGGCGAAAGCTTTCTTTCAAGTGTCCGATGAACGTGCTAGAACGTTGACTTTGCTCAATCTCATCGTTAAGTTTATTAGCGGCATTTCTAGTATGAGCTAGACTCGTCGCTGTCTCATCTAAGCGTTTTTTCTGGATGAGATATTCTTCTGAGGTCTTGCTAGTCTGTTTAGCGATACGCTCAAGCATTTCTTTTTGGGTCTCATACTGCTTGTTTAGGTTAGCGATTGAACCCTTGTATTGCTTGAGCTGTTCCTGTCTAGCTTCGTCTTCCTTACCCTCAGCTTTTAAACGCTTGACGTAGGTATCAGATGCCTCGTTTTGGGCTTTATATTCCTTTTGAAGCTCTGCCAAACCAGACTTATGATAATCAAGGCTTTGCTTAGCTTTTTTCTGTTGGCTTTCCAACGCAGCTAAGCGTGTAGTAGCTTGGTCAATCTGTTGTTGGTATTTGAGGTACTGTTCAGCGACTTCAACAGTATTCCCTTTAAGTTGAGACTGCTCTTGTTTCAGTTTCTCAATCTTTTGCTGTTGGTTCTGGATGGTGTTACTCAAACCGTCATATTTGGCTTGTGCAGCACCTAAATAGTCGCCAGCGCTTCGCATCTGACTTTCTTGAGCCTTCCAAGCATTTGTAGAACTATTGACTAACTGAGTTAATCGTTTAATCGAGTCAGCAGCCTGAAGCGTGTCTAAGGCTATTTCAGTAGACATGGTAGCTTGTATTTTCGCCATGTTATATTCCCTCCTTTCCTTAAAAAATTAGAGTAAGGATGTTGGGTCTACCATCCTATTCTCTTCCTCTTTTGCATTCAAGATTTTCATCAATTCATAATAATCAGTGTCGTAATACTGTTCCAACGTCCAACCAAAACCTTGAATCGATCTCTTAGCGATGAGCTTCAAATTCTCTATGCCATTTTCTAAATCAAAAATTTGTTCACCTTTTGATTTTATTCTTTTGGGTCAGTTTCACCAGTTGCATTTTCAAGTTGCTCATCTGTCAAACCATACATATAGCCCACTAATTTCTCAGCAATCTCTTGTGTACGTTTATTTTCCAAATCGAGTAACTTGTCATAATCTTCATCATTCAAGTTAAGAACAGCACGGATAAAGCCAAGCATTTCTTTAAGGATTGAGTAACTACCTTGAGCCTGCTCTTGTGTGTCGCCATCTTCAATTGTGTCACTGATTTTAAGTACTGCTAACTGATACTCATGCATACGCAATACATTGCGGTTGCTTGTAGTTACTGTGAATGGTTTTTTACTGATTTCTGGGATTTTAATAGTTCTGATTTCCATTGTGGTCTTTACTCCTTTTTTAAAAAAATAGAGGCCAGGCCATAAGCCTGACCTCTTTGCGAATTATGATGTGTTAAACTGCTGTAGAAGTTAGTGTGTAACCACCGAAAACTTCTTTGTACATGTTTGCTTTATCGAAATTTGATGAACCCGTGAAGTATTTCTTGATTGGCTCACCGCCAAATGCAGTCGCTGACAATGCATTATATGTCAAGTGGTCGTTTTGACGGGTTTGAGCGGTGTCTGTATCTGTAGCTACGTTCTGTGTTGACTCTTGGAAGATCCCATTAGCAAACCCAAAGTAAACTGAGTTTTTACGGTCAAGCGTTTGTGACTCAATCAATACTGCAACGTGTGGTTTTTCACCTTGGTACACATATCCACCTTTTTTATCCGATTTGAATCCAAGGATTTTTTGTTTGATATCAAAATCAAGGTTGTTAAATTCAAAAGCAACCGTTGGTGAACCGGGTCCAATCATAGCATCCTGTACTTCGTTGTTTCCTGGGACTTTAGTAACTTGTCCTTCCAAGTTTGAGATGTTAGCGGTACGAGTACCAAGCATTTTAGAATCGATTTCGATTACACCGTCAGTTGAAAGGCCTTCTACACCTTTAATAATTTGTTGAGTTTTTGAGTCAACCAAAGCAAGTTTCACTAATTTCAAACCTACAATTGCCATATATATTTTCTCCTTTTTTTGTTAAATAAATCTATCGAAAGCAACAAAAAAGACCGCTGTTAACTGTAAAGTATCAGGGTCTATGCTATGTTCTCTTATATCTGTTATTGAGTAGTGTTCAGATTTTAAGAATTTTATCAATTCCATCTCGAAAGCTTCAATATCAAAATCAATATCGAGTTTATAAAAAATCTGTACTTCTACTCTATCTGTTTTACTGAAAAAGGTATTATTTCCGCTTAAATCAAGTGATGGGTTGCTTTCGGTGAGCAACACGATTGTCTTATCGGTGTTATCTTCGAGCTCTTTAGGTAAGTTGTTTGCATATACTTCGCTTATTTCACCAAATCCTTTACCCTCGATTAACTCTTTTAATTTTACGGTTGCTAACACTTAATTACTCCCCTCCCTTCTTGCGGATAAGTTTCTCATATTCCTCTTTTTCTGCCAATAGCACCTTAGTTTTGACAGCGCTATCGTTTTGTACATTAGTGACGAAATGATCAGCACGATATTTCTTAGTGCCGTCATTTAATCGTCTAGCGTTTTGGGCGTGGTACCTATTCACCCACCCCACAGTTGACACGCCATTTTTTCTACCATCCACGTTTGTGGATTGGACAGCTAAGCCGTCAGCCATGTGACCATACTTCAAATTTTTCTTCTTTGAGTAGTGTTTCTGACGAGTAACTTCTGCTAACTCTTCTTTAAACACTTTCGCTCCAGCAGTTGTGATTTTAGCTTGTTCCGCTGGTGTTAAATCACCAATACTAGCCACTGTTTTAAGCCAACCCTCTAACGCTTCGTCAAGACCTGTCATAAGCTATCACCCAACTTTCTTGTGCTTTCTAAGTGTCAGAAAGTCGTAGTGGTTAAAACCAAAGTTTTCGTCTGCACTGATACGCACGATGTCATATTGAGTGCCGTTTAAAGTGACAACTTGACCTTCTAATACTTTTGCATTGTGGCGGATGACGATAACTATTGTATCACTTTCGCCATTTTGTTGAGCCAAATACTCTTGATTGAGCGTTCGGGTGTGTGGCTTGTAGTGTAGTGTAAATTGTTTCACGAACTTTGGCACACTCACTCCAGTGAATTTGTTGGGTGTGCTTTGATATGTCCCAAAATCTGCTTTATAACGAAAGTCTGAGGGTAAATATCTAACTCTAGCCATTAGTCACCTCTTTCCTCGCTATAAGTTGCGTACAGCCCCCTTAACTGCCCGATTATGCTGTTTAGCGTTAGATTAACAGGATATGTTGCCGTATCTGTCAATGCCACTCTATACGTGAAATATGAGCTTGTTAGGGCTATTACAGCCGTATCAAACAAAGCTCTCACACTGTCGAGGTTGTAAAATTTTGGATCATCCCCGACTGAATTAACGACGTACTGTCGAGCTGATTCAATGTAAGCTGGAATGAGTGCAGTGTCGTCTGTCTCATCCAGGTTAAGAGTCTGCATGATAGTTTCCTTAGATACACTCATAGCTTACCTCCTAATTAAACTGCTGTTGAACCAAGGTTACCTTTTTGGTCAGCAATAGCTTTAAATGATGCTGGCACAAACGCTTCTGTATCAGTTGCCACTACATCGAAACGGTCAATAACACGTACTTTAGTAGTGTCAGTTTCAAATGCTCCACCACCGATGTTTGTAGAAAGCAATGACATTTGTTGACGGTCAAACAAAGTAACGGCTTGTTTCAAATCACCAAAGTAAAGAGGCATTGCCCCGCCAGTGCCATTAGCAAGCCAACGGTCAGAAACTTCTTTAACAGCGAAACCGTCAATTGAGTACCCTGTTGGTGATTTTACGTCACGTTCCATTAGATAATCACCAAATGCATTCTTTACTTTCTTAAGCGCAGTAAAGCCTGAAGTGTTAGTCAAGAAGAATGAAGTCTGTTTGATTGCTGGGTCGACTTTAGCTTCAAGATCAATGATGTCATCCCATTTAGCCAATGTTGGTTTGTTTGGAAGTGTACCGATAGCTTCCAAAATAGCTTTGTTACGAGTAACTACAACTTTTTTAGCAATCCAACCAGACAACCATGCAAGGATGTTTTCAGCAGAATCAGCAAGTAAGCTGTTAGTTACTGTTGAAATACCAGCGTAGCGTTTGATAGCGTAGCGGATAAGAGAAAGTTTTGGATCGTCGTTTTGACCAATTTGTCCGCCCTCGTCATCGAGTTTAGCAAGACCTGTGATGTCAGCCCATTTCTCGTAAACACGAGAACCAGTAAGAGTAGTTACGTTTTCGACATTAACATACTCTTGCAATGAATCGTATTGACGAACCAATGTATGAATAGCTGTTTGAATATCTTGAGGAATAGTCAAGCCAGCATCTGAACCAGAAGCGTCTGTTTTAGAGTCAAGCAAGTTTTGGTAGCGACCACGGACTAGGTTTTTGAAGTCTTTAACAAAGTTATCTTTAATTGCTTCTTCGTTTTCAGTCAATGGTTTCTTCTCTTCTTCAGACATATTAACTACTTCATTAGCACGAGCCTCTGTGTACTGCTCTTTAAAAAGGTCACGTTTCACTTTAGCAGTGTCACGTTCATTTTTGATTTTTTGCAACTCTTCAGCAGTAACTGAATCGTCAAGCATAGCTACGTTAAGTTTCTCATTCAAGTTTTCGACCTTGTCGCCTTGAGCAACCCAAAGGTCATGCAATTCGTTTGATGTTTTCATTAATTATTTTCCTTTCATTTTTCAAGTAAAATTTTCAATTTTTGCTCACGCAAAGAATTGGTTTTAGGTGTAGCAATCATATTCTTGAATTTTGTGATTGCCGATTTGCTTGGTAGTTGATGTGTAGCATTAGTAACCATGACTTCTTCGTCGTTGGAAAACATGATTTCATCCGCAAAGCCTTTGTCAACCGCAGTTTTAGCATTAAGCCATGTCTCTTTAGCCATGAGATCAAGTAATTCTGTCTGTTTAAGACCAGTCTTCATTTCATAAGCCAAAGCAATAGATTCATCAATACTATTTAAAACTGCTGATTGATGCTCTAGGTCATCGCTATTACCACGGATGCCAGTAGAAGCCTTATGTATCATAATCTGTGCTGTTGGACTGATACGAACAGTATCACCAGCCATAGAAATTACACTAGCTGCACTTGCAGCAAGCCCTTGCACGTTGACCACAATTCGCTTGCCACTTGCTTTTAGCATTGTATAGATTTCACTTGCAGCAAACACGTCACCACCATTAGAAGCAATATTAAGCGTGATTTCTTCATCTTTATCATTTTCAATAGCCTCTTGAACCATTTTTGGATAAGTGCATTTCATTCCAAAAAAATCATAAAACGCAACTAAATCATCACTTGCAATATCGCCTTTAATGTCAATCTTCCCCATTTATCTCACCTCCTTTCAATGTGGTCTTATTAGGGTTTTCCCCTTCTGGCAACTCTTTAGGTAAAATTTCAGCTTGTTGCAAAATATACAAGCCTTGATTCTGTGCGAGTGTGCCACTTTTAACCATGCTATTAATCCGACTGACACTATTAGAGCCAGTAGGGTCAACAGCCGGCAAAATATCTGCATCCACATCGCAGGATAGTTTTTGAGATAATTCACTAATAAACGGTCTTAGATAGCGTGAGACTGCTTTGTTATAGAGATCTAAACTCATTTCCAGCGATGATTGTTGGTCTCCTTGACCTCCAACTACATTCTCTGGGATACCGTAGACCTTAGCAAACTGTCCAGTTGTCCAGTCAGCTTGCTTAAGTAGTTGAGACACATTCGACTTGATTTCAAGAGGTGTGAAGTCCTCTAAATCATCCAACACCAACGGACCGCCTTGCATTTGCTTCATTGCCTGGCGTGAACGTGAGAGCTTTGTTTTGAAATCAAGCAAACCACCACCTTTGATCTTCAAAATACCATTGGCATTTAAGGCGTTTTTGAGAGAGTTAAGCGTCAGCTTATCGCTGGCTTTCTGTATATTCAACTCCCTACTAAGAGCCATCAACGGGCTTACACTTGTCAAACCACCATCCACAGATAGCAATTTAAAGTGTAAGACGTCACCTTGTGGGACGTGCTGTTTTGGCGGTATCCGTGGGTCGTCAAAAGTGATGTTATAGTAAATTCCATCTTTATTATCCAAGCGATTGAACGATACTTGAGACGGTCGCAAATATTCCCACTTCATATCCCGCCCATTTTCATTTCGCCATCGATAAGCAAAGGCTTCCCCACCCAGTAGCATTTGAGCAAAGATAGACTGATAGAAATTAAAGCGGTTAGCGTTGTTTGATGGGTTATCCACGATACCTTGCATTTGTTTTCGGCTAGTCGTTAGTTTAGCAGTCGCAAGGTCGTTTGAGAGTTGATTAATAATAGAAAATAAGTCTGAGTTTCTGAGAGCGGTTTCAGCTGATACCCACTCACTACCCTGAATAGTAGCTAAAAACTCTGGATCAGTAATATCAAAAAAGACACCTTGATTACTAGGTGGACTCTCTGTTGCGAGATTCGTTATATTAAATATTGGCAATTGTTATCACCTCCTTTCTAGCCATTTTTTGAGGCTAGCTCACTCACTAATCCAGCAAGTACGAATGTAACGGTCATACTAATGCCAAACCATACATAGCCAAGGTGGTAAGTGGTTATATTGAGTGAAATTGCAGCTAAAATGAACATTAAAATGTCGAAAATAGCCCAAATTGCCTTAAAAAACTTCAAAATCATATATTAATACTCCTCTAATAGCCCACTTTCTGGGTTTTTTAGCCATGCTAAAACTGCCTCTTGGCTCATGTGTTCTACTTTCCATGTTGGATTGTTAGTGATAGCGTAATCTTCAAATGCATACATACCATCATAAAATGCATCAATAAGAGCATCCACAACGTCAATTTTGTAAGTGGATTTCATTTTGTCTACTTGGATACCGATGTTATCCTCTTTAATAACTGCATTTATCAAGGCTTTTCGCATGATTTCATCATCTAGTCGAGTGATATTGCCTTCGATAAATAGCGTTTGAAGGAATTTTGTAGGGTCTTTTAGCTCACTTGTACGTTGTCTTATTGGCATGAGTGGGAAATTTGTATTAGATTCCAATGCTTTGATAAATTTAGACATGTTCATAGCGTCATAGCCGAAGAAAACGACATCAAGCTGATTATCTTCAACATAATCTATAAACCAGCGATACACTTCCTCTGGGTTAATAAGCCCTTGTGGATGGCTTGTAATCGTACAAAAGCCCTTGGCTTCCAAGTCTCGATAATTGACACCGTCCTGCTCCATCTTAGCCTCAAGCGAACCTGCTTGCTGCCAAGGAATGAAACTGTGTTGTTCGACGTGCCATTTCTGACTACCGTCTTCACCAACGTATGGATAGACGAAGCCAATGGCTGTATTATCGCTGAACATTGATGCATCCAATCCTACATAAACTCGCTTACCACGTATGTCAAACTCAGGAATAACTGCATTTTCGATATCACTTAAATCAAGAAAGCTATTGCTATCAGCAAGTAACCAACAATTCATGTTTTTAACCTGAAAATCAGCAAGGTTACCACTTAATAAGTCACTATCCCTTTTATCCATCAAACCTTTCATGAGGTTCTCACGTTCGCTCTCCAAGTCTAGCAGTGGATTGCTCTTTGCCCATGTTTCTGGTTGAAAGACCTCGTCTAAGTTATCTTGCGACCAAACTAAGCAAAGATACGTATCAGCGTCACGGTTATCGTCATCCTCCATGGCTTGCTGCAAAATCTTTTGGTCTTCCCTAAATGGGACAGACGGATTCGGGTAGGCAGTGGAAATTTGGATGAACTGTCTATTCGGCACTTTTACTTGCCCAGAAACAATCTTAGAAACCGCATCCCTTGTTTCAATTTCTCCAATTTCATCAAAAATAGCGGTGGTAAAATGAAAACTATCATATTGCCCACTCTCAGCAGATATAGCCCTTAAAACGTTGTTGTTCGCCTTCATAATAACTTGGTCACTATGCAAGCCCAACTCAGTTTCGTTTGCCAAACTCTTGAATGGTTCGTTCTGGATTATCTGCTTCATCATAGATTTGATGTAACCAAGCAATTTATTCGTTTGTTTGAAGTTGATTGATGTAACCAGATAGTCCTGATTGGAAAGCCCAAGGCTTTCAATAAAATACGAATAAGCTGTCAGAATAGCCATCAAGTATGTCTTACCTTGACCTCGACCGACTGAAACAATCGCACGGCTGAAACGTTTACCACCGTTTGCATTTCTCCACCCAAAAAGCATACATAAGATGAACTTTTGCCAAGCCATCAGCTTTGTTGGCTCACCAGTATCAACGTTTGGGCAAATCCTAGCGAAGCGAAGTAGCTTAGCTGCTTCGTCCGTGTCATATCTGTACGGAAAGTCATCGTTGCCTTGCCTTTGCAAATCACGCAAGTGTCTGAAGCATGCTAATTTAATCATGTAACCAGCAGTGATTCGACCTTCCAAGACATCAAAACAATATTTTGTTCCATCGTCTTGATATTTTTTTGCAATGTCGGTGAAATCAAATTCTTTATATGCTGCATCTATATCATGAGTTTTTGTTAAATTTGTTTTCATTTACTATTAATCACCTCCCTTCAATAAAAAAAGAACAATTATTGTAATTGTTCTAGCTTTTTTTCTATATTTTCGTAATATCCTATTCTAATAAGTGTAATACCATTGTTTTTACAGTAGTTGTTCTTTATCTCGTCCCTTTTTCTTTGAAGTTGGAAGGTTTTTTCTCCGCCCCATATTTCAACAGGTCTTATATGTTGTTCTCCATCAAATTCAATTAATATATTGTGGACAGGTAAGAAAAAATCAAATACTAAAGGTTTTTTAAGCCTGCAATCGCTAAATCTGACTTGTTCTTCAAAAAATACACCTTTTTTTAAAAGTAAATTTCTTATTTTTAACTCGCCTTTATAACTTTTACATTTATTACACCTAACACCGTTTTTGAAATTGTGAGGTGAAATTTCTGTTAAATTACCACATTCTACATGTTTTAAAAGTATAGGCTGTGTTGATTTCGTGTATTTTCCAATTATCACATATTCTCCAGTGTTGTATTTGTCGATGTAACGTTGGAAGTCGGCTTTGCACTGTATTCTATCTCCAGTGCTTTTAAAATCAACAATATTTCTATCTGCTGTCTCACAATTACAAGTAATACCACTATAAATCATTGCGAACGGCTTGGTTACCGTTTGTCCACATTTTAAATGTTTCAATTTTACTTTCGATTTGGAATTTACATACCCAGAAAGATATATAAAATCCCCTTCACCTTTTTCACGAATCAGCTCTTTAACTCGTTTTAAAGAATTTCGGCGCTTCGAAGCATTCAACCTTGCTTGGCATTCTGGACACCTCTTGCCTCTAAAGAAGTTGTCCGGGCTTATCTTCCAAACATTTCCGCATTTATTGTGGCGACAAGTGATTTTTGTTCTTGCATCTTTGTACGCATCAAGAAAAGAATATTCTCCCTTGGAAATCCGTTCAACTTGAGTTTTAAATTCAGAATCTGTCTTTTTCTTAGTCATATCGTTACCTCTAAATATATTATAACACGTATATACGTGTTGTGCAATTATAAACATTCACGTATAATATACTTAGGAGGTAAACTATGAAGAAAAAATTTACAACAACCATTGATGAAGATGTTATCAAACAAGCAAAAATTCAAGCCATCGAAGAAAATACAAGCGTGGCAGAACTTATCGAAAGATTACTAAAAGAATACCTTGGAATGGCATAAGCCGTTCTTTTTTTATTTCCCTAAAAATTCCTTTAGCATTTCTGCCGTTGAGGCCTTGTTCGTTTCCTCGCCAGCAATTTCCATCAACTCTTTACGTCCCTTAGGGGTCAAACCAAGCTGAATACCTATCTTGTTAAGCGTTTCAGTAGCATCTTTCATAGTTGCCACTGCTGGATTCTTTTTAAAGCCCATTGATTGCTCACCGAGAATTTCACCAGACCCTGGCGATTGGATAGGCTTCCTGATTTCTTGCTGAATACCATTCTCTTTTATATCTTCATAAGCAAGCTTGTAAATTTCATAATTCGTACAGTAAGTTTCAACCAAGAACGTATCAATTCGTTGAATTTTATTTGTGTTTTCTAAAAAAGGAACGATTTTGCGCCAAACTTCCCTTGCCACTGTTCCTAAGTAGTTCGGAGGGTCGCTTGGTAACCGCCCACTGTTCTGCTGATAATACGGATTCTTAACCACTCATCATTACTCCTCTCCGTTTGGTATAGCATGCCCCCACTTTCCGAATAGTGGGATAGTTTTAATAGTATCGACCCCTTAGAAACGCAGTCATATCAAGGGTTTAGAAAATCGACACCTTACCGATCCTCTGGAATTGTTGCGATTAAGTAGAGAGCCGTGCTTCCTAAATTTCGTAACGTTTCGAAATTTGGTAGTTCGTTAGCTATTTTCATAGTATCGCCTCCTAAAAGCCCCATAATAGCGTCGTATGTCGTTTTTAATACCGTTTAAGTGTAATAATACCACCCCTGCCATAAAATCGTGCTACGGGCTTTTTAGAGGCCTTTTAGAACGTCTTGTTGGACAATAGCGATTTGCCCATCTTGTTTTCCTTTATCGGTACGCTGTATCATGCCATGTCCAATTTAAGGACGCCCAAGTTCAGGGCACCCACCAGTACTTTTGCTTCACAAAATTGTTAAGCAACAAGTGTAGTTGGAACTACGGTTGTATTTCTTATCTTTATTGGTATAGACCCCCTTTAAAAATCCTCAAAAGTTGCGCGTGACGTAAGAA